ATGATAGATTTGGAAACTTTGGCAACCACACCAGATGCCGCGATACTCACCATAGGAGCATGTAAGTTCGACCCCAATGGCGACGACAGAGACAAAGCAACTCGCAACATGCCATCGTTCTACAAACGCATAGAACTACAGAGCAATCTCGATCTTGGCAGGCGTGTGGACGAAAACACTCTGCGTTGGTGGTGTGACCAATCAGAAGATGTATCGCACGAAGCATTCGCAGAAGATGACAGACATGAACTCAAGACAGTGATGAAAGAGTTATACAAGTTTGGTTGGGGCACAAGGAGAGTTTGGTCACATGGTTCTATATTTGATGTGGTGATACTAGAGAATGTGTGCCAGTCTATCCAACAGGCAGTGCCATGGGACTTCTACAACATAAGAGATACCCGCACAATTTTTGAACTGGCAGAACCAGACATGCCCCCGTTCAGTGGACACCATGCTCTGTATGATGCCGTGAAACAGGCCATTGGTGTTCAAAACTGCTATCGCAAACTCAAATAAGTATACAAAATGGTCCTACTAAACATAGAAGCAACAAGTCAATACTGTAATCATTGGCCAACACTTGTGATTAATCACAACGGTGTACAAATATTTTCTGATGTGATTGAAGAACAAAAAAACATAGAGTTAGAATTGCAATCAATCGAACATCAACCAAATACATTACAAGTTGGCATGAAGGGTAAAATGTTCGGTGACAAGGGAGTGTTTGACACAGTGGTCACAGATGGAGTCATCACAGAAGATCTTCAGATCAACTTACAAAAAGTTACACTAGACCAAGTCGACATCATGGACCTGCTCACACGAAACGATTACACAGTAGATATTGTGCCCGGAATGAAACCATATCATAAAACAAAGTTCAAAGCAAATGGAGAACTTGCGTTCAATGGTTACTACGTGATGGAATACGAACTGCCATTGTTTAAATATCTTACAAATGCAAAATGGAAAAAGCCTGCTGATGATGGAGTGTCATACTTCTCTAATCACACAATGGTTTTCCATTACGAAGAACAGAAAAAAGAGATGCAAGAAACAGAATTAATTTTAAAGGAAATAGATGAAAAATTTAGTGATATCCGTACCAAGATTAGAAATACATAGACCTCCTATTTCTACTGCCATTGTCGCGAATGTGATCAAACAGGCAGGGTATGATGTGCAGGCATTGGATCTCAACATCAACTTCCTAAATCATGTGGGTAGCCATACTGCTTACTATAATTTTGACCAAGTGTGGGATGGTGAAAGATCAATCACCGAAGGCGAAGTTAAGTTCATACAAGACTTCTTAGATAAGTTTACAGACAAAATAGAATATTATGATCGTATATGGATATCTGTGTTCGGAGGATCCTGCCATTTGTTCACTGAATTATTGTGTGAGCATATCAGAAACAAGTGTTCTAAGAAAGAAATTGTGCTAGGTGGACAAGGTGTGTTGACTTATGCAATAGGATTGGACAAAGAAAACTTTGGTGATGTGATGAAAGAAAAAGGCCTGTGTGATATCTACATCGCAGGCGAAGGCGAACATACCATTGTAGATGTTTGCAAAAACGATCTTACGGTGCCTGGTGTCAACAATGGAGACTTCAAACAAATAAACGAACTGAACAATCTACCATTTCCTGACTATTCATTCTATTCGTTGGATGAATACGATTACCTTACTGAAGACAAAGAAGTTTTCATAGTAGGCAGTAGAGGTTGTGTGAGAAGATGCACTTACTGTGATGTGGCAAAATATTGGCCAAAATTTAGGTACAGGAGTGGCAAGAACATTTCAGAGGAGATGATAAACCATTATGAAAAGCATGGGGTTACTCGATTCTATTTTACAGATAGTTTAATTAATGGATCAATAAAAGCATTTCATGAGATGTGTTACGAGTTGGCAAAGTACAACGACACACACAATGCTCCTTTCAAATGGTCAGGACAACTGATATTTAGACCAAAGAAGCAACTGCCAGCAGACCATTATGAAATTGTTGCCAAGGCAGGCGGAGATACTTTTTATGTAGGTGTAGAGACAGGCTCTGATAAGATTCGTTGGGAGATGGATAAAAAATTTACCAATGATGATATCCAATGGCAGTTAGAAGAATTTTCTAAACACAAACTACACACATTCTTTTTGATGATAACCGGTTATCTTACAGAAACTATAGAAGACCATATGGAAACTTTAAAAATGTTTCCTAGGTGGCAAAGGTTTGTCGCTGACGGCACGATATCAGGAATAGACTTTGGGCCTACACTACGTTTTCTTACTGATACTCCTCTAGAGAAGATGATAGACACCAAAGAAGTCTACTTCTTAGACATAGGAATGGAAAAGATTGCTGGCAAAGTTATGAACAAGAATGTAAACCTATGGGAATCAAAATGCAATCCTGACCTAGATGTGTACGAAAGGATTCGCAGAAGACTAGAGATAGACAAGAAAGCAATGGAATACAACTGGCCTACGTGGAGAGGATCGATGAGACTCAGAACGCTGAAACTACTCGCGGGTCAGTACAGAGACTTTCTCGAGAAGACAAAAAATCCTACAATGTTTAAAGATGACAAGACAGGCTTGCGTTGGGTAAGTTAATTTTTCTTCGTAAGTTTAACAACCTTTTGAAGTTTATGTTTTTGGTTCTTGACTGTTTCGATTTTAGTCTTTAGACGTATTAAATCATTATCCATCATTCTTATTCTATCGATCAATCCGATCAACACGCCTTGTGCTTCACCTAGTTTCGGTTTGAGTTCGTTGGTTACATATTTGAACATGTAGTATATGAAGCCACCCATGAGCACAGCAAGTACCACAGGAAATCCAAAGTCATTGATTAGTCCAATAAGATAATCTGCGTCCATTATTTTTCTTTCTTAGGATGTGATTGGTTGAACACCCAGTTGAAACTCATAGAACGTCTAAGACCTTCACCCCTAAACGGATACACCATGTGTTGCAACCATGCTGGGAACATCACGAACTTGCCCACAGCGGGTTTGATAGGATACTTGGTGTCCTGCATCAGGTTAGGATCATTCTTAACAAATTCAAAATATCCTGCCTCATCCTTCTCTTCGTCATTGGTGATGCTGTCAGGCACCTTCAACCATCCTGCACATGACAGATGTCCGTAGTGCATGTGTGGTGGATTGAAATCTCCCGCCACTTGGTTGACGATCCAACTGGTGTTGATTTGTAATTGACTAATGTCTGGTCCTTTGGATTTGTTCCTGTATGAGTAGGGTTCGTTCGGCAGTTTGCCATACACCTGATCTATGAAGTGTGTGGTCACAACTTGCATGTATTGTAACAGATTGTCTTGTTTGCCTTGTGGTGCTTGTAACCAGATGTGATCTTCGATGGCATGTTCTTGTACAACATTGCCCACTAGGTTGTCACTCCAATCCAGTTGTTTGGACTTTGCGGCATCCTTTTGTATCTCATCCGCCCAATCATTGATCATGTCTACGTATTCTTTTTCTAGTTCAAATTCAAAAATTGGTACACTGAATGGTAAGTGCATTATTGCTGTTGGCATATTAATCTTTCCTTGCGTCTTCTTTTCCGTCGGCACGGGCAATTCTGTCTGTGTCTGGCTCTAATTCTAACATATCGTTAACCAGAGCGTCAATCTTTATCACGTCATTGTTCATTGTTTTGATCCTGTTGTCCAGACCCATAATGATGCCATGCAACCCGCCTACCTGTCCTGTGACGCCACTCAATATGTATTTTATAATAAAAAATATAAAAAAACCACCAACTAATGCCACTGCAACAGGAAAACCAAGTTCGACTATTAATTTAAAAACGATATCCATCAAATTATTTATTGCTTATTAAGTGCGTAGATTATATACTATAAGTTCTTATATAAGGAGAATATATTATGTCAGACATACATGATAAGTTAACAGCGGCTTTTGAAGCATACCAAGAAGAGAATGCAAAGTTCTCAGAAAAGGGTGTGAAAGCGGCCGGCACAAGAGCGAGGAAGGCTCTTCTTGAAATTGCGAAAGCAACCAAAGAAAGAAGAAAAGAAATCCAAGACGCTAAAACACAAGCATAATCAAAATGTGGATCTATCACAATAGGTCCACATAACTATTCAGTGAACATCGACAACAAATCATTCTGTGTGTATGCATGGACCCACATGATGGTGACAGCATCAGGCAAACCTGTGCGTGGCGAATACTGGCCGTGCTGTAACTGGACTCCCACACAAGACGACCTACTGCCTGGCAAAGGGTATGATGTAGAAAACTCTTCTATTGAAGAATTTTGGCAGTCGGATGAAATGAATCTCATAAGAAACAGAATGCTAGAAGGCAAACCTATCTCAGGTTGCACTGCCTGTTACCAAGAAGAACGCATGGGCACAGCAAGCCTGAGGCAACAAGAAAACAAAGGGTGGAGCAGGATGCGAGAGATGCCTCCCATCAAAGATGTTATAGAACGCTGGCAAGAAACTGGTGTGTGTGACCAACCTGTGTCACTAGACGTAAACTTCAGTTCGTTGTGTAATCTAAAATGCAGGATGTGTTTTAGTGGCCTCAGCAGTGAGTTAGCAAAAGAACAAAAGACCATAGTAGATGAGCAAGGTTGGGAATGGAAGGGTCATCTTGGTTGGGAACCATTGGATATGGAGATAATAGATCATGGCAACAATAACAAGTTGATGACCGACTTGTATGATATGATGAAAAATACAAAAAGGATATATCTAAAAGGCGGTGAACCAAGTCTCTTGCAAACAATGTACAATTATTTAGACTACCCAGTCGATAAAGGGTATGCTGAAAACATACAAATTAAATTCAACACCAACATGACTAATGTGCAAAAAAGGTTTGTTGAACTTATGGACAAGTTCAGAAAAGTTGATCTCACCATGAGTATCGACGGTATCAACGATGTACAAGAATACATTAGAGCACCCAGTAAATGGCAATCGATCAAAAAAAATATAAACTACTTCATAGACAACAACGATCGTGCGGACCTGCAGGTATCACCATGTTGGCAAATTTATAATGTATTCAGCATCTATGAATATCTGGAATGGTTCAATGAGATAAACAAAAAGAGAAAAGTAGAAGTTACCCCAATCATACTAGACTATCCCATGCATTTTAGAATTGACTCATTGCCTTATGAGGTAAGAAAACATGCAATACAGCAAATTAAAGAATGTTTTAAGTTGAAAATATCTAGCCAACCCACACTGTTCAAAAAACTTTACACACTTTTAAAAATGTTAGAAGATGAAAAAGAGAACACAGATCATATTGACAAATTTGTGCGAGTCACTAAAATGTATGACAAGTATAGAAAACAATCGATAGAAAATTCATTACCTGAGTTATATAAACATGTTAAAAAATATTTCTAATATGACAAACAAGGACAAAGACCTTTTAGACATTCCAAAGTTTCTGCGTGATCTCAGTGAAGCGGAATCACAAGTTAAGACTGAAGTGACAGAAAAGAAAAACAAGATAGCATGGCCAATCGAAACACCGCCAGCAGAAAAGGTTGTTGAACAACCAAAGAAACCAAAACCCAAAGTAGATATACAAGCAAGAATGCAGGCACAGACTTCAGAGTACCTAGTCGATGTGAGAGACATCATAGACTGTACCATTGAAGGGATTAAGGTTGAATCTGTTTACGATTTCTGCAAGGAACACAACATACCTGGAGCATATTGTTCTAAACTTTTACCTGAATGCGAAACTCTCAAGTATGAATACACTACAAGCCTAGAATCAAGAAAAATAAAAAGCGAAGAACGTACAGAAGAGCAACAAGACCTATATGAAGCATTCGAGTGCTACACCGCCAAAGAGATGAAAGCATTCATCACCATACATGATCAAGCGATATCAGATATAGAACGCTGGAGCAAGATCAAACAAGGTGAAAAGAAAGCAAGAAAGCCTCGTGCGATGTCGGTGGAACGCATGATCAAGAAATTGCAGTACAAGAAACAAGACAGCAAATATAAATTGCAAAGTATCGACCCTATATTGATTCCTAGGTGTCAGCAAATATGGGTGTTCAATACCAAAACAAGGAAGTTGGCACAATACAACGCAATCAGCAGGAACGGCATACTAATCAAGGGCACAACACTAAAAGACTTCGACACAGGTGCTAGTGTGTCAAAAACTGTGCGTAAACCAGAACAGATCCTGTCAAAGATCATTACAACAGATGGTAAAATTGCATTGCGTAATATGTGGGACAGTATCAAAACACTAGAAACAAAAGCAAATGGAAGGATAAATTCAGATACAATACTACTAAAAGTATTGAAATGAAAAATTTTTGCGTAAACCCTTACTATGCCTTATCATCTGGAATCTTCACAGAAGATAGACCTTGCTGTGTTCTACGGCCATATGACGATGTAGAGCCTGATAGAAGCACACTCCAACAAGAATTCGATAATGGACAGTATCCTAAATATTGCGAAACATGTTGGAGAGACGAAAAGAATGGTGTTGTTAGCAAAAGAATGCAAGACAATCAAAGTCTCAGTCGCAACACAAATAAAGATTTAGAGACGCTGTACGAAGAAAGACACAGTGAAACAATGCTGTCTTTCCAATACAAGGCCAGTAACCTGTGTAACCTAAAATGCAAAACTTGCCATTCCTCTGACAGCAGTAGATGGTACAAGGAAGATAAACATTTTGGCAGGACCTCCTTCAACGGTGTCAACGTCAACGACCCAGATAAGATATCAGATGAACATCTACAATCGCTTGTGTTTCTAGAAATACTAGGGGGTGAACCATTCTTAGATTACAGTCACCTGCGTTTATTAGAAAGGCTGATTGATCTTGGCAACACAACACTACAAATAAGTTATCAGACCAATGGACAACAAATGCCAAACGAAAAATTATCTAAACTGTTAGAATGCTTTCCGAATATCACAATCAGTTTGTCTGTTGACGCAACACACAAGGTGTTTGACTACATGAGATACCCGGGCAAATGGGACAAACTTTTAGACACATATTCAAAATTCAAAGCAAACGGTTGGCATGTATCTGCCTACTGTACACTGAGCAATATGAACGTATTTTATTTCGATTACCTGTTTGAGTGGGCCATGAAGCATTTTGCAATAAACGAATTTGGTTGGCAATTTATCTACGGTCCTGAAGAAATGGCTGTGAATGTCATGCCAGACGTTCTGAAGAAAAGGATTACTGATAAATTAAAACAACACAAATTTGCCACTTTCTTCAAACCGATCATTGCATCTATCAACAAACCTTGTGATGAAAAACTGCTGAAGAAGTTCAAAAAAACAGTAGGTGGGCAAGATGAGTACAGAAATATTAACGCAAAAGATTTTGTACCAGAAATAGTTGATTACCTCTATTGACATTTAAGGTATACTAAACTATTATAAACATATGGAAAATTCATTAGTACCAATAGTCATTGAGCAGACCTCCAAAGGTGAACGTTCATATGATATTTTTAGCAGACTACTCAAAGAACGTATTATATTTCTAACTGGCCCAATCAACGACACAGTGGCATCGTTGGTATCAGCACAATTACTGTTCTTAGAATCAGATAATCCAAACAAGGATATCAACTTCTACATCAACTCACCGGGAGGTTATGTAACGTCAGGACTGGCGATGTATGACACCATGCAATTTGTAAAGTGTGACGTGTCCACCATTGTGATCGGACAGGCATGCAGTGCTGGGTCGTTACTTGCCCAAGCAGGTGCCAAAGGCAAACGATTTGCCTTACCACATGCAAAGATAATGATACACCAACCGTCGGGTGGATACTCAGGACAAGCAACAGACATAGACATTCATGCACAAGAAATACTCAAAACCAAGCAACGTTTGAATGAGATATATGTTGAACACACTGGGCAAGACATAGAAACAATCCAAAAGAACATGGAACGTGACAAGTTCTTCACTTCTGAAGAAGCATTAGAGTTTGGTCTTATAGATAAAATCATAGACAAACGTCCAGAATAATTACTGTATGGCAACAAGAATTGCAACAGTGATTGGCAACGGTGAAAGTCGTGCAGGCTTTGACATCAACACAACCAAGAAGTTGGGATTGACTGTAGGCTGTAACGCAGTACACAGAGATATGAGTCCTGACTATTTGGTCTGTGCCGACAAGAAGATGGTCATGGAAGTGCTGAAACACAAAGACAACAAGGTGCCATACCCTTTGTATACCAGACCGATGTGGATGGATGCATTCAAAAAACATCATTTCCTGCCAGTTCCAGACCTACCATATGAAGGCAAAGACAGGATGGATGATCCTTTCCATTGGGGCACTGGACAATTTGCCACGTTGGTCGCACTAAACAACACATGGAGAGGCTGGGTAGGACAGAAAGCACAAACTGTATTCTTGCTAGGATTCGACTTGTATGGTTCTGGTGATGATCAAAAACTACACAACAACATCTACAAAGACACAGACAACTACTGGTCAACATCTAGACATGCAGTGCCACATCATTATTGGGTGTACCAGATGTCTAAGATATTCGAACACTTTCCTAATACAACTTTCTTTCAAGTTAATGCAGAGGGTTGGAAGACACCAGATGAATGGTCACAATGGCCTAACTTCGAATTTATATCTACAGATGAATTTTCAGACTTTATAGTCGATTACCAACAGCAAGAAATTATGAAACAAAAAGAAGCAATCATAAATGATCTTAAACGCAGAATCTAAAGTAGCCTTTGTGTGGGGCAACGGTGAAAGCCGACGTAGGGCAGACAAGATGTACGCAGAGTTCTGGGCGGACATGAAACAGATAGGCACACATTACGGATGTAACGCAATGTACCGAGACATGATGTTGGACCACCTAATCGTGATTGACCCTGCCATGCTGGATGAACTGGCCAAAGACAAACACAAATACGCAGATCATTATCCTGTGTGGACGGGATATCGCAATCCAAAACAATGGGGATCGAAAGTAAAGAACATACCCAAGAACAAAAGATGGAACGCAGGCACATCTGCCACACACCTGGCAGTGCAACACGGTGCCACGCAAGTGTTCCTCATAGGACATGACCTAGAACCAAACCCAAACGGACTGACCAACAACATGTACAAGAGCACTAACAACTACAGGAAAGTTTTTGAAGACGACATCGAATATGATCGATTCTACAAGGACTGGGAAGAGATGCTCACAGTGAATTCGGGTGTGCAGTACTTCAGAGTCAAACCAGAGTCAGGATTTATTCCAAAGGTAATGAAACGTGGCCCAGTAAAACACATCACTTGGAATGCTTTCGTCAGCAAAGTTAAATCCATGCGTAAGTCGTTGGCAGTGGCATAATTACTGTATGAAGGTCACAAGAGTTTCAACCAAAAACCCTCTGCCAGAAGATTACATTGTCACCTACAAAGAAGATGGCAGGTATGGATTTGTGTACTACCAACAGCAAGGTGATCACAGGATCAAATACACTGGTAATATTTTCCAAACAGAAGATGAAGCGGAGAAAGAGGCATACGAATGGATGTTCGCACAGGACACAGATGACGACACCAGGCGACAAGTGAGCCAAGAAATGAAGCATTTCTTCATAGAAGAAGCATCAGTACACTAAAAAATCCTTATATTTCAACGACTTAAATGAGTTGACAGATCTGGCAAAAATGCTATTATAAACTATGAATAACAAGGAGAGTATATGTCAATAGTAGATCTAGGTAACGGTAGTGTGCTTAAGAATGGTGTAGTTTTTGACACCGAAGCAAGAAAATATCGCACTAAAATTTTAACAAACGAAGAAGGTAAAGTGATCGGCAGTGAGTACAAACACTGTGAAGCACCTTTGTATCCTGAGATGGACGACAAGGATCATGCAGAAGAAGAAAACATGCAAGACACCGACACAGCACAAGAAATGAACACAGAAGACTTGATGGAATATTTTAGAGACTGTGACAGACTAGAGGAGATTGCACAATGTTAACATCATTCATAATCACAATGATCGCAATAGTAATGGGTATTGTATTATTAGCATGGACAGTATAGAGTACAACACAAACAAGGTTATCGCCATTGCCAACAAGGTGATCAAGGTGTATGGCTGGGTTACCAAGAAAGATAAATGCATGATTGCCAGTATGTTGAAACAGCAATCAGACATCACAGGCAAACCTTTGCCATATGAATGGAATGGTTCAGTTGTGGATTACAACAGAGCATATTCCACAGCAGAGCGAGTGAAGGACTATTACAAACATTTTGAAATGACTGACACAGATGAGCAAGTGGTTGAAAAGATCAAAGACCATTTCAAGATATATCTGTTCAAGATCATCGGTGAAACAACATCAAGTTTCCAACACCTTACAACAAAATTATTACAGCAGGAAACTGTAGACGAAGAGTATATTGGTATAGTATCAAGTTGGCCACACATAGTAAACGAGAAACAGAAAGAGGTTGAGAATGCATAGTGCGAGTATTATCAAGGAGATAGAATCGAACAACTCAAGATTGTTCAAAGAAGAAATCATTAGGCGTGAAATAGAAAATAACAACACCAACTTCTTCACAGGATGCAGGATGGCACTTGATCCACTGATCACATATGGTGTGAAACAAGTTCCTGAAGCAGAAGCAGAT